TGTCTGCCTCGTCGATGATGATGACTTTATGCTTTGCCTCAGACGATAAAGAGACCGTAGACGCAAAGTTCTTCGCATTGTTCCTAACAGTGTCAAGAAACCTGCCTTCATCCGATCCGTTAATGACATAAGAATCTACACCCAATTGCTTACAAAGTGCTTTAGCAACTGTAGTCTTCCCACATCCTGCTGGACCAGCAAGAAGTAGGTTAGGCACTTCACCCTTATTTAGAAATTCTAAGAAGGTTTTCTTAGTCTGTTCTGGTAAAATACAATCTTCAATCTTTTGAGGTCGATACTTCTCAACCCACAAAAATTCATCTCTCATAATTTAGATCCAATCTGGTTTTCTGGATGGGTCACGTAAATAATTAGATGCAACCCAAGGTTTGCTGCTAATGTAATTTTTGTAAGCAGTAAAAGTGTCAATGCTTGTGTCATGTTTATACTCATCTGGCATTGCCCTCGTAAATGATTTTGGTCTAACCCTGTCCGTATCAATAAAAGGGATAATACATCCTGCTTCTAGTATAGTTTTTTCACAACTATGAACTTTGCCATAACGATCACTATACTCTTTACACAATGCCATTCCATGTCGGAGTAGCCATGCCATATTTACTATAGACTCATTTGCCCATATTGTACAGGGGTGATTGCGAAATGCACCCTTCTCTGTTTTGTATGGTTCACCATTGATACGATGTATCTGACCATAACCATGACCCCATTTGTTAGAGCAAACAATAGCAAGCATCTGACATGTTTCTAATGGCATCTTTACTATATGCTTATCAGGCAGTACATGTGCAGATGTTACAGGGTCTGGGTCGGTAACAAAAATGTTCATAATGATCTATCACAAGTCCACTTATTAAGGTGGATAGTTTGGAAACGTATCTTTAAGTATTCTATTGCTGCTAGTGGATTAGCGTTACTATTACAAGTAAAAATGTCACACTTTGCAATACCTTTCTCTGGCCAAGTATGAATACTGATATGACTTTCTGCTAATAAAGCATATGCAGTCACACCTTGTGGTTCAAATTTATGAGTTTCCACTTTGAGAATTTTGCATCCTGCTATTTCTGCTGCTCCTTCTAAACTGAACTTTATGTAAAGTTCATTATCTAAAATGTCAAATGGACATTTTTCAAAATCAAATAAAACGTGTTTCATAATGAATTCCAGTGACGGATTACCCCTGCAACAATAACACAGTTGGTAGTGAGATAAGAAAAGAAAATAATAGAACGTACCAAAACAATGTAGTTGTCGTATCGTTTAGTCTTTTCGTCAGAGAAGCTACCCAACGCATACTTCCAAATCCTCCATGCTTTCTTCATGCATCAAACAATGCATGTTTTGATGTACCTGCATTGTCATTTGATATGTTTCCTATACCAGTCTCTTCAGTTTCTTCTAACTCATAACTCCAATCTTCGATGACAGTATTAGAAAGCATCCTATCAGATAAAAGATCCATCTCTTCTCTTGCTATCTCTTCACTCTCTGCATCAAACCAAAAGTCTATTGCTTTACCAATCCTCAACAAATGAGGTTTAAGATTAGGTGCAACTAAATGTGTATTTTTCATCACTGCGTTACCAGCAGCATCAGATACAGACCCTCTAAGTCTGACAAAAACTAGTGCTTTAAATCTCATCATAGGTTGTGTCCTGCTGATCTTCCTAATGAATTGGATCCACCTTTCCACTCCTTTTTCTCATAATCAAAATCAGGATGTGGTGGAGTAGGCACAACAGGATTTTTAGTTTTGTTCTTAATAACTATAAACTTATCTGCTGCAAATGTGCCAGCAAGTTGAACTTCAATCTCATCACCATCTTTCCAGTTGGTTTCACCATTCATTTTGGTGTGAGTCATTGCTAATTGAATTTCATCAATTACTTTTTGTGTTAGTCTCATTCCCAGTTTACCCTCAAAACAACATATCCTGCTAATACTAATCCAGTACCCATTAGTGCAGGAAAAATCCAAGGAAGTACTGTAAGAAGATGAACAATTTGTACAGTAATTATACCATAGAAAATGTACATAATCCACATACCAATTTTATTATGCCTACTCCCACGTTTATAGGGGTGGCATCCGATAGGACCAGAATCCCATCCATCTTGCATATAATCCTTAGTAGGAATTTCTTTACTCATAGTACAGGATACTCTTCGTTTCTTACAAATTTAGTTTTCTTTGTTTTAAAATCATCCATCAATCTACTAACTTGTAACCTATCAAGACCTGCAAGATGTTGACAGTTCTCTAAGCAACGGTAGATACATTCCCTATCAGAAATGGGTGGAGAAATTTCCCACCCATCTTTATCATAATACTTTTTACCCTTAGTGACTTGTGCCTCAACGTAAGCAGCATCAAACTTATCTTCTGGATTAGTATAACTATGCTTCTCAGTCATTACTCAAAAGTAGAATCTGGTTCTAGTGCTATGTAGTATACAAGATCATGATCTTTACAAGTAAATCTTGATAGAAGTTTTGATGAAACAACCACGTTATAAGTTCCTGGTAGGATCTTAATATTTTCTACTTTAAAGTTGAAAGAGAAAGTTTTATCTGTCTCACCAACAATGATAGAAAAATCATTTGAGGTATCATTCTTTTTATCTCTAACAACAATCTTCACAACACCTTCACCACCAACTACAGCAAGATCTGGTAATTGATATATTGCTGCTGCTTTGAGCAACTTATCCAGTTGTTCTGTACTTAAATCAAAGGTCACATCCTCAGTAGGAAGTGTGATTGGTTTCTCAGGAGGAGTAATGATAACTTGAGGATCAGCAAAGAAGTACTTAGACCTCATTTTACCTTCTCTAATTACCACATGACCTTCATTAGCAAAATCCAATTCAGGACTGTAATGAAGAGACAAACCGTTTAGAAATTGATTAAGATCATAGATACCAAAATCTTGTGGCAATTCTTCATCAATAGTAACCTCTGCAAGAATATTCTTCATAACACTAATAGTGCGAAGTTTAGTTCCTTGCTTAAAAAGAATCGACTGATTGATAGTCGAAAAGTTTTTTAAAAATGATAAAGTCTGATCAGAAAGTTTCATAGCCACGGGTCGGAGTTTCATTGAGTTGCCCACTGAAGTGATAAAGTAGGAGTGAATAGTGTAGTGCTTTTAGTATATCACGTTTTGCTTGTCCCTTCTTATCATAACGACTTAGATACTTAATAGCATTAGATCTACAGAATGATTCTGCATCACCAACGGATTCTATAAGGTCAAGTGTTTGGACATCATTAGTGTCAGAAGTATAGTGTCCACCATAAGTGGTAGAAATATAATTCTTAAGAGCTTCGATTGACTCATCTTCTTTATATTTTCTAGTACAAGGATTGTTTATTCCAGAAGAAACTTGCCCACCAACGTGATGTGCTATTGCATCATCATTATCAGAAAGTGCGGTAAATGCAGATGGATAATCATCAGGCATAGTAATATTCAAAGTTTCATATCCTTCGTTTGTAGAAACTGAAGAATCTGTAACAAAAGTTGCGGTAGGATATAACTCAGTTCCACCAATGTAAGTAGTGTCTGTTCCTAAACCAGCGAAATCATAGTTGGATGTATCTATGGTAATATTCTCTATATCACCAGTATCAATAAAGAAAGTATTGTCCCCTAAAGATTCGGTAGATACCCCAACCGTAAAATCAGATGTATTCATTTCATCATCTCCATAAAGTTCGTCATAAAGTAAGCTCCATGCGTTAATCATACATCTTATCCTCTAGGTTGTCAAGATCTACATCAGCATCAACTTTATCATATAGTTGTAAGAATGCTTCTTTAGTCTCATCATCAAATCTGTTTACACAAACTTGAATAGACTTCATCTTATCACCAAAGATGCTGAAGGCACGAACAATATGAACTAGTCTACGAGTTGAAATGATCTCATCGATACCACCATCATAGAATGTTTTACGGATAATGTCACCCCAATCCACAAGACGTGCAATAAAGTCTGTATCAGTAACACCAAGATTAGATGCAACACCACCAAGTATTTTCTTCTCTACAGAAGGTGCTGGATAATCTTGCTCAAAGGTTACAGGGAATCTCTCAAGGAATGCTTCATTAAGTACGTTTGTACCAATGAACCTACCGTCGTCAGATCCTTTACCCTTAGTATTAGCAGTAGCAACTACATTGAATCCTACCGCAGGTTCGACAAACCTACCGATTTTTTTGAGGAACACGCCTTTGCCTTCAAGTATGGGTTGGAGGCATAAGATTTTGTTACTAGCCAAGTCAACCTCATCGAGTAACAAGACTGCTCCTCGTTCAAGTGCTTCAATGACAGGTCCGTTATGCCAAACTGTTGCCCCATCA